TAAAAGCACCACTAGTCCCGTTCAAAGCACCCGTCAAAGTTCCACCTGCTAGGGGAAGGTATGCGCCTAGGTCACTACTTAAAGCCAAAGTGCCATCAGCATTAGGTAAGGTGAAGGTTCTTGTAGCAGATGCAGTGATACTATTTAAACTTAAAATAGCCCCACGAAAAACACCTGCCCCTGTTGTCTGATAAAAATTAAATTGGTTAGTAGTTCCTGAACCTATAGTGCCGTAGCCATTAACCAAAGGGAAAATAGTATTGCTTTCCAAATTTATTACCCCTGCATTTGATCCCGATCCATTTACATTTACTGCGCTTGATGTAAGGTTATAGACTCCTAAATCTACATTTGCTGCTGCCCCTGTGTAAGGCACATAAGTAGAAGTAGCAGTTCCCGTAGTCAGGTATGTAGAAGAATCTACACTCCCATCAGCCTTTAAGAATTGGCTAGAAGTTCCTCCTGTTTTGACGATTGTCCCTGCTTCGAAATTACCTCCAGAAATAGTCATTGCATTACCGCTTCCGCTTGTCTTTTGAACTCGGATAGCTTCACCACTACCTCCCTTGATTACATCCAAAGCAAAACCACTTCCACTCCCGTGTGAGATAATCATCGTATCGGAACTTCCGCTAGTAGTGAAGGTCTTCTGTGCCGTGATTGTTTGGGTAGTTCCTAAGGTTACATACCCACTCAAATCTGTAGTATAGTTAGGAATGTTTAAGGTGTTACCTACCAAGGTAGATGCACCGCTTGTTCCTGTAGTGGTTAGGGTAATTGCTCCCTGTTTTGAATTAAATGTTGACCAATCAGCAGAAGATAAAGCCCCTCTATTTGTAGCGGATGCAGTAGGTAGATTGATAGTGATATTCCCTGAACTAGTGACAGGTGAACCTGTGACATTTATATCTGTTCCTGTAGTTCCTAGTGTGATGCCTACAGAAGTCACACCTACATCAAGGTTATCCTGCATCCAATCCTGTAAGGTGGAAACAGTTACTTTGTTCGTAGTGGTAGCACCGCTTGCTACTATAGGTAGAACATCATTGTTAGCAATGTTTATTCGCTCTACTAGTTGACTTATTCTCTTATCTGCCATATCGATTAAATATAAAATCTAGAAGTTCCGTTTTCTTGTAGCATATAGAAGTCATCTTCAAGAAGGATGTAGTCATAGTCTACAGGGCTGATGTTTCTCAGGATCTTGAATAGGGATACATAGGAAAGCCCGTTCGCTATAGGGTTATATTTATCCACCTTCTCAAGTTGGAAGAAGTGAACCCCTACCTTCACAATAGTCCTAAAATCTAGGTTCATGATGTCCGTAGGTGTCAAGTAGAAATACCCCTCAAGGAGTCTACTATTCCTGTCACCTATTGAAGTGATCAGTCCTTCATAGTATTCCTTGTATAGGTTAATTCCTGGATATACACCAATCGAGAAATAGACCTCCCTAGGGTTAGCGAAAAGCACATCAGTATTCGGTGCTATAGGATCATCTAGGTGACCTGCATAAGGGTAGGCTGTGTAGGTCACATCTACATTCCCTGCATATCTTATCTTCCAAGCAGGGCACGCTACCTGTGGTTTCCAATAGGCTATTCTAGGCTTGAAGTTATCAGGTATTTTGACTCCGTTTTCTACCTTGTATAGGTGAATCATAATCTGCCCTGCTACCTGCTCCCTCATTACAGGTGGACTGAAGACCACCTTCACAGTCTTTGTGTCTAGAATAAAGTCATTGTCTATGATGGTTCTAGATTCCCCATAGGCTTCATTGAATTTGGTCTTATAGGATGTACTCCAATAGTCACTATCATCATCAAAGGTAAGCCTGTATTCCTTTGCTGAGAGTTCGGATAGTGGGGTGATTGAGATCTCTTTGCTTTGATCTAGCTTATCAGTCCAATCTAGTGCCTGATCCTTGAAGGTTCTGTAGAATTCATTGTATGGGATTATCTCTAGGACATTTGTCCGAAGCCTGTCTTGTGTTACATACAGGTTATACATAGATATGATAGACTTCAAGAAGTCACGCTGCTTCAAAGATTTTGGAAGGGTGTACTCTATCTTCATAGTATCCCCTTGCTCAAGTTCTACTGCCACGGGTACTGTGTTACCTATCTTGAATGAACCTATAGGTGCTACTACTACCTCTGTTTGTAGTTGGGTATTCGTTCCTGATCCTGCAATCTCACCCTTCAATCGGATCTCAAAGTAGTCATTGAAAGCAAGGTCTATGCCTCCTGTGATTTCTACATCCCATAGATAAAATTGACCTACTGAAATGAAATTTACATTCCTAGAAGAAAACAAAATTTCAGATCCATTCTTTAATACTGAGATAGTCCACACATTCTCTGTGAATGCCTGCAAGGATTCAAAAGATAGCCTTAGATTCAAGGTCAAACCCGTGTTTAGGTTTTGTGTCTTATTCCATCTGAATCTAGTGCCTGAGTTTTGGATCGTGAACCCTGATGCCAAGGTACTACTGAAATTCAATAGCCTTGAGAAGGTGGAATCTGTAGTCACTTCCTGCTGATATAGGACAGGAGTCTGATGTAGAAGGGTAGTGCTTTCCTTTGTGATGGTCTTCTCTGCCGTGATCAAAAGTAGCTTTCTGAAATAGACTGAACTGAAGATCGGGGCAGTCACTTGGAAGTTAGCCTCAGCAAAGATCCTTTTAAGAATCTCACTTACAAATACAGCAGGTTTAAAATTGGTAATAGGGTAGGTGATTGAGTCTACTGAATAGCCATAGTCTACCAAAGGATAGACATAGTTCTGCGCACCATCTACCCAATCTGTTCTACTCCAAGAAGCCTCTATATTGGTTCTATTCCAAACATGGTCATAGTCATCAAAATCTAGATCTGCTAGAGTCTTATCTCCTAGTTCGTGGAGGATATCCCTAAGCCTTCCGAACATATTCACCTCATAGACTATGTCCCCTGATTTGGAGTTGATCTTCATCATCCTTAGAACCCCATCAAAGATCTTCACATTATCTAGGAAGATCTGTGCCTGTGCCTGCTTTGCAGGGTTGAAGTTCTGCCCTATGTTTACATCCCCTATTATGTAGTCATTACTTACAGAGATATCAAAGATGTTCCCAAATAGCTGCTGATTCTTTGCCGTACTTGGCAGGGTTAATGTCTTTGAATAGGAAGTATTCCTTCTCTCAATGTCGCTAACATCAGCCACAGAAAAGGTAAATTCTACATCTATATCACCTAGGGTATCAGCCTCAATTCCTTCTACAAATAGCCGTGCGCTCATATTACCTGTCGGGGATTAGAAAGTTGAAGTTCCACATCTAGTTCAATATTGAAGACCTTATCAGAAGCAGTCTTCTTGACCTCATAGCTAGTAGGCATAGGCTTGACAGGAATCCATGAAGGGGTGATATAGTTATCATTCACCACATTCAAGAATACCAAAGGGGAAGAATGCAGTTCACGAAGTAGTTCCGCCTGGGAATCTGTTAGATAGTCTGAAATGATCTTCCAATTCTGTGTTTCATTTGTGTAGTAGATTGGATTGATATTTTTGACCACTACCCCATTAGCCTCATAGATATCCCCTGAATAGTTTCTTTCATATCCCTTCTTTTCAATCTGAAAACTAGTCTTATTCACTAGGTCAAAGTTGAAGAAATCAAAAGCCCCGTATTTGTTTAGGTAAGCTATGCGCATAGGATCATACTTTCCACAGGATTGAGTGAATAGAGTAGCAAATTTGTACCTCCTTGCAGATCCGTTATTCCAATTCACAAATAGCTGAATAGATTCCACATTCGACCCGTAGGTCATGGGAGTGATTTTGAAATAGGTCACACTTGGAGTAGCTACAGCAGAGGGTGTGATGAAATAGGTAGCCGTAGTAGCGTTTGTGTAGGTGACTAGTAGTTCGCAATTAGTCAAAAGGCCTGTGTTAATGAAGCCTATGATCTGTGAATCTGATTCCCTCGCTTTGATAGTAGTCCAATCTGATAAAGGCTTGTAGATACTATTGCTAGATCCTGAATATTGAGTTTGATTTGCATACCAATTCTTTAACTCTAGCAGAGGCAAAGCACCTGCAAAAGCATACTTAGTAGAACTCACTACCTCACTAGCCAAAACTATCACAAATTCCCCTGCTACTTCATAGTACTCATAGCACTTCAGGTAGAAGCCCTTGATCACATTGGTAGAACTAGATGAATTTGCAGTCTCATAGAATCCTTTGGAATAGGTAAAGTCTACAGAGACATACTTTGAAACATCAAATTCTACAGGATCTCCTGCATCAGCAGGACTATCATAGTAGGCAGTAGTTACCAATTCATTTGCTGCATTGTATACCTTGACAACATATTTGAAGCCTATCTCCTGAGAGTTGGTGCTGCTTATGGTGTAGTTAATCCTGTTGAATGCAGGTAGAATACTTATGCTTGGTTGGGTAAGTGTTATCATTTGCTTATTCTTAAAACTAGTGAAGTTGCTCCTATGGTTTGAATATCTACATTAAATTGAGGGGTGGCTTCATTTACTGATCTTTGGATGAAGTTAGTCCCTGCTATACCATACTTCTTGATATAGTATGCCATTCTTTTAGCACTAGTTGAGATCTGAGGAAGGATTCTTCTGCCCT